GAGTGGTTCTCGAACAACTCTGGCGTAACTAGATTCAGAAGCAATCAAAACACATTCCATAGCTTAAGGCTATATGCAAGAGGTGAACAGCCTATACAAAAATACAAAGATGAAATGTCTATTAATGGCGATTTATCTTATCTTAATTTAGATTGGAAACCAGTACCAATATTGTCAAAATTTGTTGATATTGTTGTAAACGGTATATCAGATAGATCATTTGATCTTACGGCTTATTCTCAAGATCCATACGGTGTTAGCAAACGAACTAGATATATGGAGTCTATTATAAGAGACTTACAAACAGAAGAGTTGAACGTATTTGCACAGGAAAATTTTGGTATAAACTTATTTGAAAACAATCCAGATAAATTACCAGATTCTGAAGAGGAGTTAGATTTGCATATGCAATTAAGCTATAAGCAGGGAATTGAAATAGCAGAAGAAGAGGCTTTGAATGTTATGTTTGATGAAAATAGATATGACTTAACAAAGAAAAGATATTATTACGATATAACAACACTTGGTATTGGTGCGGTTAAAAATAATTTTACGGAAGCTGAAGGTGTAACAGTAGAATATGTTGATCCAGCTTATTTAATTTATTCTTACACAGAGGACCCATATTTTCAAGACATATATTATGCAGGTGAAGTTAAATTCGTGCCCTTAAACGAGCTTAAAAAGCAGTTTCCGGACCTGTCTGAAGAGCAGATGGACCAGATACAATCGCAGGGATCACAAAATTATGGAGTTTGGAATAATAACATAAGTAATACAAACAATAATAATAGAGATCAAAACATAGTTCAGATACTTTACTTTAATTATAAAACTTACATGAATGAAGTTTACAAAGTAAAAGAGACTGCAACAGGTGCATCAAAAATAATAGTAAGAGATGATCAATTCAATCCACCTATTGAAATGTACGAGGAACAATTTGGTAAAATGTCCAGGTCACTTGAAGTCTTATATGAAGGTGTAATGGTATTGGGAACTGATATATTACTTAAATGGGAGATGGCTAAGAATATGATGCGACCAAAAAGTGATAGTTCAAAAGTTAAAATGAATTACGCTATAACAGCTCCTAGAATGTATCAAGGTAGAATAGAATCAATAGTAAGTCGTTGTACTGCTTTTGCTGATATGATACAATTAACACATTTAAAATTACAACAAGTATTACAAAGAATGATACCAGACGGTGTTTATTTAGATGCTGATGGTATAAATGAAGTTGATTTAGGTAATGGCACAAATTATAATCCCCAGGAAGCGCTTAATATGTTTTTCCAAACGGGATCTATAATAGGTAGGTCATTTACACAAGAGGGCGATATGAACCCTGGCAAAGTACCAATACAAGAAGTTCAAACCGGAAGCGGGGGCCAAAAGCTGCAAACGCTTATATCTACTTACAATTATTATTTACAAATGATAAGAGATGTAACCGGATTAAATGAAGCAAGAGATGGCAGTACGCCAGATTCAAGAGCTTTAGTGGGTGTTCAAAAATTAGCAGCAGCTAATAGTAACACGGCGACAAGACATATACTTGATGCAGGTTTATATTTAACAAGAGAAACAGCAGAATGTTTATCTTTAAGAATATCTGATATACTTGAATACCATCCAGCAAAAGAATCATTCATTCAAAAAATAGGTGGGTTTAATGTAGCTACTTTAGATGAATTAAAAGATTTGCACTTACACGATTTTGGTATATTCTTAGAATTAACACCTGATGAAGAAGAGCAACAGCTTTTAGAAAACAATGTACAACAAGCATTATCAGCTGGGTTAATTGATTTATCTGATGCTATAGATATAAGAGAGGTTAAGAATATAAAACTGGCTAATCAATTATTGAAAGTTAGGCAAAAGAAACGTCAAGAAAGATTACAACAAGAACAGCAAGCAAATATACAGGCTCAAGCTCAAGCAAACGCACAAGCCCAACAAGTAGCAGCACAGGCTGAAATACAAAAAGATCAAGCATTATTTCAAACTAAATCTCAATTAGAGCAATTAAAGGGTCAAATTGAACAGCAAAGAATAGGTGTTGAAGTTGGTGCTAAAAAAGAATTGATGGCTTTGGAATTTCAATACAACATGCAGCTTAAAGGCATAGAAGTTCAGAACGCTAAAGACAAAGAAAAAGAAATAGAAGATCGAAAAGATCAACGTACAAGAATACAAGGTACACAGCAAAGTGAAATGATTGCACAAAGAAAAAACGATACACCACCAACTAACTTCGAATCAGGAGGAAATGACACAATGGGAGGTGGATTTGGCTTAGGTGCTTTTGATCCTAGGTAATAATAATAGTAACAATTATATAATATTTTATCATGTCAAAAATTAAAACAGAAGGTAGCTTTAAGATTAAAGCCCCTGAAAAAAAAGAACCAGTAGCTGAACAAATTAAAAAAGCTCCTGAAGAAGTTAAAGCTGAACCTCAGCCAAAAGTTAATTCACCGGTTTCAATTAATGAAGAGAGTGGCGGTATTAAATTAGATTTAACTCAACTTAATAAACCACAAGAAGATGCCAATACAGAGCAAGAAACAACAGACGTGGCTTCAGATAAACAAGCCGAACCTGTACAAGAAGTGGAAAAAGAAGTACCACAACAACCAGAGCCCGTTCAAGCTGAAGAATCCGTTCTTGAAGAAATAACAGACGAAGAGGTTGAAGAAAAAACAGAAGAGTTAAAAGAAGAAATAGAACAAGCTGTTCAACAGTCACAAGACACCGCAGAGCCTTTGCCAGAAAACATACAGAAAGTTGTAGAGTTTATGCAAGAAACCGGTGGAAGTTTAGAGGATTATGTAAAGCTTAATCAAGACTATAGCTCTTTAAATGAGAATCAATTACTAAGAGAGTACTATGAAAACACTAGACCTCATTTAGATAAAGAAGACATTGATTTTCTTATGGAAGATAAATTTTCTTATGACGAAGAAGTTGATGATGAAAGAGAAATAAGACGTAAGAAGATATCACAAAGAGAAGAATTAGCTAAAGCTAAAAACCATTTAGACGGTTTAAAGTCTAAATATTATAAAGAAATAAAATCGGGTTCTAAATTAGCGCCTGAGCAACAAAAAGCGGTAGATTTTTTCAATCGCTATACAAAAGAAAACGAGGAGGCAACTCGAGTAGCTGAGAAGCAAACAGAAGTGTTTTTAAATAAAACGAGTAATGTTTTTGGTGATGATTTCAAAGGTTTTGATTATCAAGTCGGAGACAAAAAATACCGTTTTAAAGTTAAAGACGCTAATTCCATTAAAGAAAACCAAAGCGATATTAACAATTTTGTCAAGAAGTTCTTGAATGAAAAAAACGAAATGTCAGATGCCAAAGGTTATCACAAAGGATTATTCACAGCTATGAATGCAGACTCAATTGCAAATCACTTTTATGAGCAAGGCAAAGCCGACGCTATGAAAGATAGTATGGCAAAAAGTAAAAACGTACAGATGGGAGCGAGAGGCGTTCATCAAGAAGTTAAAACTGCCAACGGGTTTACAGTTAGATCAGTCGATTCAGGAAGTGCCGATTCAAAATTACGAATTAAAACTTTTAAACATTTAAAATAATTTATTATGGCATTTGATGTAGCGCCAGCAACGTTGGCAAATTTAAACCACCTTACACCGAGACCAGTGAAGGGGCTGTTTGGAGATAACTATTTATCTTTAGCAGATATGGACTGGACTCAACAATTTTTACCCGAAGTTTATGAGAAAGAAGTAGAGAGATACGGTAACCGTACTATCACTGGATTCTTAAGAATGGTAGGAGCAGAGATGCCTATGGCATCAGATCAAGTAGTTTGGTCAGAACAAGGAAGATTGCACATTGCGTATGACACAGCAACATCGCCTGCCGCAGGTGGAGCAGCTGGATCACAAACAATTTCTTTACCTTCACCGGGTGCAGATGGAAAAGTTCCATTACTTGGACCAGGTATGACAATAGTTATATCATTAAAAGCAGGTGGTAATGTAGTAAACAAAGCTTTCGTTAAGTCTTTAGGGGCTTTAGCAGGTGGTTTACAAACATACAACATCGAAGTATATGATAATGCTAACAGATTGCTTACACCGGCTCTTGCGGGAGCTGTAGCAGGAGCGCCTCTTAGCTTATTCGTATATGGTTCTGAATATGGTAAAGGATCTTCATTAGCTGGTAATTCAGTTGATGCATCTTTTACAACTTTCAGTAACAAACCAATCATTTTAAGAGACAAGTATGAGGTTAACGGTTCAGACGTTGCTCAAATTGGATGGGTTGAAGTTACTACTGAAATAGGAACTGGTGGATACTTATGGTACTTAAAATCTGAGCATGAGTCAAGAATTAGATTCGAAGACTACTTAGAAATGAGTATGGTTGAAGCAGAAAATGCAGCTACTCCATTTACGAATGCGGCAGGAGCTACACTTTCAGGTATGCAAGGATTATTCTCTACACTAGAAGAAAGAGGATTAGTATGGTCAGGAACTGATTTTGCAACAGTAGGTGCAGGAACAGGGATCGACGCATTTGATACAATCTTACAAGAGCTAGATAAGCAGGGAGCTATTGAGGAAAACATGATGTTCTTAGATAGAGCTACGTCTCTAGGTATTGATGACATGTTAGCTGCTCAAAATTCTTACGGAGCTGGAGGTACATCTTACGGTGTATTTGACAACTCTGAAGATATGGCACTAAACCTTGGATTCTCTGGATTCAGAAGAGGAGCTTACGATTTCTACAAGACAGACTGGAAATATTTAAATGATTCTACAACTCGTGGATTAATTAACGATATTAAAGGTGTTATTGTACCGGCTGGAACTTCTACAGTTTACGACCAACAATTAGGACAAAACATTTCAAGACCTTTCTTACACATCAGATACAGAGCTTCTGAAGCTGATGACAGAAGATTAAAATCTTGGGTGACTGGTTCAGTTGGCGGAAACTATACAAGCGACGCGGATGTTATGAATGTGCATTTCTTATCAGAAAGAACAATGTGTACTCAAGCAGCGAACAACTTCGTATTATTAAAAGCTTAGGCTGACTATCAAGTAGTGGTTACCCTCGTTGAATTGACGGGGGTAATTATTACTCTTATTAACATTTATATTATATTATATCATGGCTAAAAAAGCACAAGCAGAAGCTATTGAGGTTGCACCTCAAAAAATAAAAATACCTGAAGTAAAAAAAGATACTTGGGTAATTAAAGATAGATTGTATGAACTTGTCACAGGTAAAGAACCTTTGGTATATTCTATAGCAACAGCACATTCAAGAGTTAAATCACTACTTTGGTTTGATGAAGAAAAAGGGTATCAAAGAGAATTAAGGTACGCAACCAACCAAAGATCACCATTCGTTGACGAACAAAAAGGTCAAGTTATAATGGGAAGAATCATTTTTAGAAATGGTAAGTTATCAGTGAAAAAAGAAGATGTTGCATTACAAAAATTACTATCATTATATCACCCAGATTTGGGTTTAATATATAAAGAATATAAACCTCAACAAGTTGCCACTAATGAAGTGGAATGGATTGAGTTTGAATTACAAGCATTAAATATGGCTAAAGGATTATCCTTAGAAGATGCTGAAGCTATATTGCGTGTAGAAGTTGGAGAACAAGTAAATACATTATCATCGTCTGAATTAAAAAGAGATGTATTAATATTTGCTAGAAAAAATCCTCAACTATTCCTTGAATTAGCAACAGACGACAATACTCAGTTAAGAAACTTTGGTATTAAAGCTGTTGAAGCAGGAATATTAAATTTATCACAAGACCAAAGAACATTCACTTACGGTGGGAATGGTCGAAAAGTAATGACTGTACCATTTGATGAGCATCCTTATTCAGCTCTATCAGCATTCTTTAAAACAGATGAGGGTATGGAAATATACAAAGCAATTGAAAAAAGACTTTAATAGTCACCTTATAGTAATAGGCTACTAAACGGTGGCCTATTATTATAATAATAAAAAATAAATTATGGCTGTAAGCGTAGATACTGTATATCAAAGAGTATTAGCAATACTTAATAAAGAGCAAAGAGGGTATGTTACTCCTCAGGAATTTAATCTATTTGCTAATCAAGCTCAATTAGATATATTCGAACAATACTTTTATGATATTAATCAGTTTGGAAGAGTGCCTGGTAATGATACCGAGTTTTCCGATATGCTTAACATCCTTAATGAAAAGATTAACATATTCGAAAAAAATGGGCCTATGACTTATAGCGCTCAAAACTATTGGACAGCGCCCGCTGATCTATATAGATTAGGTACTATTGTTTATGCAAACACAGTATCATCCCTTTCATTATATCCAACACCAAATACTGTAGTAAATACAACGACTCTTGTTGAAGCGGAACGTACAAACTACAATGAATACTTAATGATTAATCAATCCGAGTATTTAAAACCCACTAACGCAAGACCTGTTTTTGTAGCTAGCGATGCTGGCTATAAAGTATACGGCTCAGCTGGTGAGTTAATTACTGGTGTAACATGTAATTATATAAAAGTGCCGTCAGAGGTAGCGTGGGGATATCAAATGGTATATGGAGAGGCTCTATATGATGCTACAACCGCTGTTAACTTTGAATTACACGAATCTGAAGAAACTGAACTAGTTATTAAGATATTAGCTTTTGCAGGATTATCAACTAAGCAAATAGAAATATACCAAGTAGCTAATAGCATAGAGGCACAAACTACACAACAAGAAAAACAATAATAGATGGCATTAATAAATAAAACACAAGAAGAATATTATTTAGGGCCAGACGGTGTTTGGGACAGTAATGACGAAAACTACGGTGGCTATCAATTTGTAAGCATATCAGATATTATAAATAATTTTATGGTTGTTTATGTTGGCCAAGAAAAAATAATTACAAAAGTTAAAAGAACAGATGTTGCATTCCATGCTCAACAAGCTATACAAGAATTTAGTTTTGATACTTTGCCACAAGAGAAGTCTGTGGAAATCGAGTGTCCTCCTGGCTTATATATGGTTATGCCTCAGGATTATGTTAACTATACTAAATTATCTTGGGTAGATAATAAGGGTATCGAAAGAATAATATATAGAACAGATTTAACTAGTAACCCGTTGCCTTACGCGCAGGATAATAATTATGAATACATATTTGATGAAGACGGTGAAGTTGCATATCCTCAGCCATCTGAAACATTAAGAAGATGGAAAGATAACAGCAGATACCCATTAGGTGATTCTAAAAATGGGTGGAACGCATGGCAAAACAATCCAGATTTATTAAATCTTTATGCTTATGGCGGTAGATATGGAATAAATCCAGAACAAACACAGGCAAATGGTGTATTTTATATAGATCAAAAAAAAGGTATGATAAGATTCAGCTCAAACTTAGTTGGTAAAATCGTAACTTTAAAATATATAAGCGATGGATTAGGCAGTGATGAAGATATGACTGTACACAAATTTGCTATTGATGCAATATATAAATATATAGCTCATGCTATATTATCAGTAAGAGCTAACACACAAGAATATGCTATCCAAAGATTCAAAAAAGAAATGGTAGCGGCAAGACGAAATGCAAAAATACGTTTATCAGAACTTAAAAGTGACTTAATGGCACAAGTAATGAGAAACCAATCCAAATGGATTAAATCGTAAACTGAATGGCAGAACTAATACATACATTTACCGGGGGGAAAATGAACAAAGATCTTGATGAAAGATTAGTTCCTAATGGTGAATATCGCGATGCTTTAAATTTAGAAATTGCCTCTTCTGAGAATTCACAAGTTGGTTCATTTCAAAATATAAAAGGTAATAAAGAAAAGAAGTTTAAGTATTTAAATGAAACTACAGGCAAGCTTACAACATGGGCACCTGGTTCATATATAAGTGACTTAGATAATCCCGTGTGTATTGGTGCAAAGGCTGATGAAAATTCAGATGAAATATATTGGTTTATAGCATCAGACAATATCAGCGTTGTAGCTTCTTATAACGCTATAACTACAGTAACAATTCCGTTAATTGTAGATACTCAAAATATTTTAAAATTCAATAAAGATTATTTAATAACTGGTGTTAACGTACTTGAAGGTATGTTGATATGGACAGATAATCAAACCGAGCCTAAAAAAATAATTATAAAAGACTGGGTTCCTCCAGTAAACTTTTTAACGCATTCCCAAATATACGGTAGAAATTTTATAGAATCTGATTTAACTGTAATAAAAAAATATCCGTTACAGCCACCAACTATAGAAGCATATTCTACAGATAGAACCATAGACGGCACAAACCCACCTGTTGTTGCTAATGTTGAAACACAAACCTCGTTTTCTTTTGTTGAAAGCGTAGGCGGTGAAATTGTACCGTTAAACAGCCAAAGCGGACCGCAGACCCTTACTTGGCTAGGTAACACTTTGCCTTATTATAAAGTTGATGATGTGTTGCTTTTTTCATGGTCCGAAAATGACCCTCTCGACAATGATGCTATATCCAGATGTACTGTACAATCGGTTATAGGCAATGGACAATCTCAAACAGGTGCAGTTGTAATTGTTAATTCAGTTGGAGTTGGCGTAGAAAATCAAACAACAAATAATAAATTATACGATGTAACTTTAGAACAGGAAACTCCGTTTTTTGAAATGAGGTTTGCTAGGTTTGGATATAGATACAAGTATGAAAATAATGAAATTTCAGCATTTTCACCGTTTAGTAATCCAGCATTTATACCGGGTGATTTTAATTACTCACCCCAAGAAGGTTACAATTTAGGAATGGTTAATAATATTAGACAATTAACTATTTCTGATTTTAGGCCATCTAATATACCTGTAGATGTAGTTAAAATTGATATCTTATACAAAGCAACCAACAATGCTAACGTTTACGTGGTAGATTCTTTTACTCCTACAGATAACGAATGGTTAGAAAATAGTTTTAATATTAAAACAGAAATTATAACTTCTGTTGTAAATGCAAATCAATTATTAAGACCTTATGATAATGTTCCTAGAAAAGCTTTAGCTCAGGAGATAACTGCTAATAGATTAATATATGGTAATTACACGCAGAATTTTAATTTAATTGATTCTTTAGGAAACCCTACACAAACGATTATTGATGTAACTACGGATTCTTTGGATATACTAGATCAAAATAGCCAACCTATTTCAAGCGTTACAATTGGTAATAACACGGTAGCTGAATCTGTTAAAGCTATTAGAACTTATCAAGTAGGGGTTGCATACATGGATAAATACGGTAGAACAACTCCGGTATTTACAAGTAAAGAAGCGACTGCTGTTATTGAAAAGCCGGACGCACAAAAATCAAATAAAATTAAAGCGAGAATTGCAAGTGCTATTCCTTATTATGATCAACAAACTCAGTTCCCTAATTTTAAATATTACATAAAAGAAACATCTCAAGAGTATTATAATTTATGTTTAGATAGATATTATGACGCGGAAGATGGAAATATATGGTTATCATTTCCGTCAGCAGAAAGAAATAAAGTAGATGAAGAAACTTTTATTATACTTAAAAAACAACATGATAGTGATGAGCCTGTAACAGAAAAAGCTAGATATAAAATTATAGCTATTGAAAATGAGGCACCCCAGTACTTAAAAGAAGCCAAATTGTCAAAAGGAACTATGACAAGAGACGATGGCAATTCCCAATTATTATTCCCTAATGGGTATTTCCCTATTGAAGGAGGTGTTGAAATTGCTGTAGATGCTGATGATGATAATTCAGCTCACCCAGGTTTTGATCAAACATTTGGCGTAGAGACTGCATCAACCTCTGGTTTGGTCATGAGAATAACAGACGGTTTCAATGTTAGTAACTGGTATAAAGTAGGATCGATTGGTAAGATAGATATTAGTGGAGAAAAATACACTTTAACTTCGTCATCTGTTTTTGGAGCGGATATGAATTTTACATCAACTAATCCTTATGGATGGACTTATGCTGTAGATGGATTAAGATTAGAATTAGCTGAAATTGAAATTCAAAATAAGCCAGAATTTACAGGTAGATTTTTTGTTAAAGTAAATCAAGATGTAATACTTACTGAAAATATATTGGCTGCAAGAGCCAGTGATGATCAATACATAAGAAAAGCTTTAGGATTTTGTTATTATTTAGACGCAACAAAAACAAGAAGAAGGGATTGGCATCGCGGTTCTCATAATTGGTTATGTGATGATGCTCAAGGAAATGACAGTAGACTTTTTATTGACAGAGTTAGAACAGACTGTGCTAGAAAAGGAGAAGGTACAACTTTAGGCGCAACAGAAAGCACTATAGAAGTTAGTTGGACTGGGGCGGGCGCTTATGGAGGCAGTCGATCTATGGAGGTTAAATATCCTGCTTTGCACGATGCTCTAAACTCCGTTGGTTCTTTATTCCGATTTATAGATGCGGGCGGTAGCCTAAGTAGTCAGCCGGATAATGGTGATCCGAATGGTACTATATATAGAATTACGTCTATAGACCAACACCCAGTGGTTAGAACATACGCTTGTAATAGTAGTAACATAATGTATGACGACAGCTTAAATACTTTAAGAAGGTATAAGTTAACAATAAAACCAATACAAGGTACTGGTGGACTTCAATGGGATCCAGTTACTGATGGAGGTTTAACCACCTACACTTGTGCGAACAATAGCAACTATGTAGGTATGGAATTTTTAACTTTAAACCCGGAAGATAAAGGATTTACGTCGGCCAACCCTGCTATATTTGAAACAGAACCCAAAGAAGCGGCAGAGCTTGACATATATTATGAAGTACCCGGTTCATATGACACAGCTACTCAGCATGATCAAGAGCACACATTAGATTTTTTTAACTGCTATTCTTTTGGTAACGGTGTTGAATCAGATCGTATAAGAGATGATTTTAACCAACCTGTTATTGAAAATGGTGTTAAAGCCTCTGCTACATTAGACGAACCTTACAATGAAGAGCACAGAAGTAATGGCTTAATATTTTCACAAATATTTAATTCAACATCAGGTGTTAATGGGTTAAACCAATTTATACAAGCAGAATCTATAACAAAAGATGTTAACCCAGAATATGGAAGCATTCAAAAAATTCACTCTAGAGACACTAATTTAGTTACTCTATGTGAAAACAAGTCAATGAAAATATTAGCCAATAAAGATGCTTTATTCAATGCTGATGGTAGTGCTAATGTTACTTCTAACGAGGCTGTTCTCGGTCAAACAATAACTTTCCAAGGTGAATTTGGGATTGCAACTAATCCAGAATCTTTTGCTGAATTTGGATTTAGAATGTATTATACAGATTCTAACAGAGGCACTGTTGTAAGACTTTCAAACGATGGTATTACAGAAGTATCCGATTACGGTATGCACTCTTTCTTTTCTGATAATCTAACTTTAAACAATAGAATTATTGGAACTTGGGATGCCGAGAGAAGAAATTATAACATTACGCTTTCTTCTTTAACTCCATATTGGCAACAAACATTAGGAGCAGGTCAATTTGACAGAACAAATAAAGATCCTTTATGCGATCAATTTATTAATGAATATCCTACAACCTCTACAACTTTATCTTTTAAAGAAGATGTTAATGGTTGGACATCTAGAAAAACATATATTCCGGAAGCTGGTGTTTACTTAAATAATAAATATTACACTTTTAAAGATGGTAGATTATGGGAACATAATATAAACACATTACATAATACTTTTTATAATGTTGGACCTAATGACACAAATTTAGGAGCATATTATGAAAGTTCATTTAATGTGGTATTTAATGAAAATCCTAGTTCTGTAAAAGGTTTTAAAACTTTAAACTACAGTGGTACAGATTCTAAAGAATATATTTACAAAGTACTACCAAGTCAAAAAACTTATTCATTAGCTCAAGTTCAAGCTCAACAATTAACACCTAATGATTTTTCTTCAACAAAAGGTTGGTATACTAATTCTATTATTACAGACCTGCAAGAAGGGCAAGTTAAAGAATTTGTAGACAAAGAGGGTAAGTATTTTAATTATATAAAAGGTTTAGATACGTTTTTTAATACTAATTGCGATAATAATGTAAACTCTGAAGAATTTAATGTTCAAGGTATTGGAAGAGCTCATTCTATAACTGGAGATGTAACACCTACTGAATTTACAGTAACTACATCATTAGATGACACTTGCTTTACGTCTACAATTCCGCCTTTGCTTAATGACCAATCATTTACAGGTATCGAAGATACGTTAGGCACATTCCAAATAGCTCAAACAAATACATGTGCTTCTGGAGTAACCTTTAATTTAATAAACAATGCTACAAACAGCGGTGTTTTAGTATTGCAAAGCAACGGAACTTTCACGTTTAATCCTAGTTTAAACTTTTATGGTGATGCTGGATCATTTACAGTTGAGGTTTGTTGTGCGGGTGTTTGTAGCGCGCCAGCAACTATTTCTTTAAATATATTGCCAGTAGCAGAAAATCCTTACTTTACAACTAATCATCCTGCTTTAACTGGGTTGGTTGATGGAGATGTTTGGACTTATAATCCAATAGGGATTGACGACCCTGATCATACACCATCACAATTATTTATAGCTTTACCACAAGCTAATATGCCATCTTGGATGAATCAACCTGCTCCATTAAATGATGGTAGCGGAAATTGGTATATACCTTCAAGTACGGTTTCAGGAGGGGCCGGGGCTATTGACTTCACAATGACTGTAGTTGATCCTGACGGTAACACAGGTACTCAACAAGTAACTGGAAACACGATTGAGGCGGCTTTATTAGACTTAGAATTTTTAGTTACAACAAGAGGATCTCAAATTGCTAGAAGTTATACAGACCCAGTAACAGGTCAGGTAACCGCGATGGCAAATACTGTTTCAGCTAATCATGCTTGTAATAGAGGTACATACAGGATAGTTGGTAATACTACAGATATCGCTAGAGCGTATGTAGGTAATAATTTAGGTGTTACGGGATTATATGACACATATACTTTAGACGCAAATGGTTTTGCTGATAGCCCAACGGGTGATGTTCAAGGAGCAGCGACAATTCCTTCGGCGGTAGCTCAAGGAGTTACAAGCACAGAATTACGCTCATCTGCACCTTATCAAAAATACATATTAAGCACAGATTCATTCAGTATTAAAGACAGATATAATTTAATAACTATAAATCAAACAACTGCCAATAATATAGTTGCTAATACAACAGGGCCAAATCCTGAAATTGTTTCTTTTGGATTAATAGCAGACACATTTAATGCAGGCGGTGGGTTAAATACACACGGTGATGGGGTTTATTTACAAGTGTTTAAATCGGGTGTAGAAATATATTCACAAAGACAACCAAATAATAGTGCAGTAACTATAAATGTATTAACAGGAGAAATACTATAAGCATGGCATCAATAAATATAAATAACTTTTCAGTAACTATAGTAAGTTTTCCAGAAACAACTGGCGTTGATTGGACTCAGGACAATCCTTCCGTGGTGCTGTTAATAACCCCAAACCCAGGTTATACTGTGACTGCTGCTAATTTTTCAGCAACCGCTCCTTTGCCAAGCTACGTGAGTAGTGTTACTTTTTCACAAGACGGAGCAAATATAAACTGTGTTGTTAATTATATTTCGCCAAGTGTAATGCCTGCTAATGATGTATTAATAGACATTTGTGCTGCTGGATATGCTGAACAAACACCAGTTACTTTAGCTGGTACAATAAAAGCGTGTGGCACTTCTAATATATCATTTCCTAAACCAAATCAATTGCCTTCTAATTATAGCGGTAGTGGTGAATTTAATACAACTGCTACGGTATTAACACAAAGTGTTATTGCTAGTACGGGATATTATTTTGCTGTGGAACCTATTTTAGCACTAAGCATAGGTAATATAAATAACTATACGATTACTAATTCAAAAACTTACAATAGTGATAATCAATTAATCAGTATTGTTTTTACTGTAAAATATACTTTTCCGGTTAATAATGTTACAGGTGATGAATTTTGCTTAACGGCCAACGCTATAGATATATATAGCCCACCTGTTGAAATACAATCTTGGTCTTTCAATACTGCTAATGTTAATGTTAGCGGAGCTACTAGAACATTTA